TCTTCCTTCCATTTCACTAGCATAATTTCTATCTAAACCAGTTGCTGTAGCTTCGTATCTGTCTCTTTCACTTTTAACTCGTGATGCATAGACAAGAGCTTCTTCTTTTTGTCTCTCTGCTTCACGCATTTTCTTAGTGAGTTTTGCTAT